GACTAAAGGTAATTAAATCATGCCAAGTTTATTCGAGGTTAGTGCTGGTAAGTTAGCTGGACCAACAACAGGTGGTACAGTAACCCAAGCAACAAACAAATCAACAGGTGTAACTCTCAATACAGAGAGTGGACAAATTACTATGAACAATGCACAGCTTGACGCTGGTGTTGAAGTAACATTTACAGTAACAAACGATAAAATCGCTGCTACTGATTGTGTCGTAGTAAACCACGGTTCTGGCGGAAC